AGCGCATTTGCTGAACCATAAATATAATCAAACACAATTCTGTAATTTGTATAAGTTGAACTAAAAGTATTTGTTGCTAATGAATGACTGGCTACTGCACTAAAACTAGTTGTATTCAGTAAGACCATTCCAGCCTTTTTAGTACCAAGGGCTGTGTTCATGGATGCGTCAATTGCATCACCTAAAGTCTCAATTGCTGTTGCGCCATCTTTGACAAGATCAGTTGAAGTTGGAACTGTCCAGCCATAGTTTGGTGTAGTTGTTGCCATGTGTTAATTGACTCCTAATAAGGCATCTTGCCATTGTAGTGATGGGTCTATTGTACTCCAGATTTCACCGGCAAATACATCTTGCCACGCCACAGGTATCGCAGAGAATGTGAAGTCTGAAACATTCAAGGTGAGTCTAGCAGTAAATCTGTCTATGTCCCATGACCATCCCTCAACATAACCAAAGAATTGATTTGGATATAAGAGTGCAGGAAAATCTGTGACTGATACCGGCATACCAAAGAATACACCAACAAGTGAATTAAGCAATGATGATGTCATAGTTGGTGCATCAATCTGTATTTTAATGCCTTGGATTACTGGTTGAGGATAAGCGTTAAGAAGTACTAGACGATCAGCCAATGTGTCAGCATCACCTGAGTTTTTTAAGAATGTTTGAATTGACTGTGTAACTCTGCCGTACTGACTAATTGAGTCAAGTTCCTCAACTTGAACTGCATCTTCTGCTGCCCCATAAATAATGATTACATCATTGATGATGTCATTTCTGGATGTTGTCACATTGATGCCATCTGCCAAAATAAAGTTTTTGGATATGTTTACAAATCCATTTGCTGAAACATAGTCTGCGCGTGCATCTTGATCTTGGTAACCAATACCACCGGATGTAGTTTCATATATGTAACCTGAACCTGAGTCAGCAACAATCTGAACATAGTTCAAAGCATTCAATGGTTCTGGTGTTCCAAGTGAACTAAACAGATCATAAGTTCCAGGCGTGTCAATTGCTGATACATCAACACCTAATAATGAACTCCAAGTCTCAGTTGTGTAATCAGTCCAAATTTGTGTTGCAGGTAATTCATTCCATTTAAGTCCAAAAGTGTCAGTGACAACAGATACAATCCTGTCACCATCTTTTTGTTCAGCATAACCAACCAGGTTTGCTTCTTTGGCTGCAAGTTCTGACAACCCACCAGATGCACTGATCTGTGTAATAAATGTGTTTGTTGTTCCAGCGTCAAGGACTGAAACTGAAACATCTGTGACTAGCCCCGTAAAGATTGTTGTATCAACGCCAGTAAAATTGTCCAGGGTAACTGTGATGGTGTCAAAGATTTCAACATCAGTGTAAGGCAAATTTAAAAAATCAATTGTTGCAAATCCTGCTGAAGATTGTTGTTGTACATCATCACGACCCATGCTAATTTGCACACCTTCAAGTGTGTAATTAGTTACGGCTGTGCCGTTAATTTTAACTGTGGCGTTTGGTGACCAAGGCACGATTATCTACCTGGAATCATTGGCTTGACAAACTTATTGACTGTGCCAGCCTTTGCAGCGTTGTTGATTGATTTCACAACTGTGTTTGCTTGCGCTTTTGAATTAGTTGCACCGATATTAATTGTTTGATTTACAACTGTGCCATATTGCCCACCAGATGTAGGTTCTCCTCTAAATCTTTCACCAGCACTCTCAACTCTTGCTAGCACTCCTTGTAAGCCAACAAAATCCAAACTGCCACCAACAATTGATTTAACTTTTGACAATGCTTCAAATAAATTATTTACCCCATCAACCAATTTTGTAATGTTGTCTACAAACTTGCTAAACTCGGGATTTGCTTCTCCTGATTCAGTGCCAGTTAATCCAATTGTTTCAGCCACTTCTCTAAGTGCTTTACCTAATCCAATGCCTGATTCGTAGGATTCATTTAGATCATCATTTAATAAATTAAGATTTCCACCTGCATCAATAGTTGCTTGGCGTATTGAATCTTTACCTGTGAGCCCATCAACTATTCCTTGGATGGCTGGCACAACTTCTTTTGTGATGAAACCAGCAATTTTTTCTAAGATAGGCAATAATGCTGCACCTAATGATTCTCTGGCTTCACTGACTGCAATTTTAATTCTGTCTAATTTGCCAGCAAAAGTTTCAGCCTGAACTGTTGCCTGATCTTTGAATGTTGCTGAAAGGATTTCAGTTACTTTATTGAAATCTTTGGATTTAATAATTGATTCGTCAAGTGGTACACCAAGTTTTTTAAGGGCTGTAAAGTTCCCATCATAGGCTTTACCCAATGCATCTGATACTGCTTGTAGGTCTTTACCTGTACCTGCTGAAATGTCTAATGCTAATCCTTGAAGTTTTTGTGCTTTAGTAACATCTTGAGTTGATCTGACTAATCTGTCTAATGATGGTCTAAGTTTGTCATCAGTAACACCTAATGCCAAAGAAGTCTTTGTGATGTAATCTTCTACACCTTTAACTTGATCTTTGCTGGCTTTAGTCACATTCTTCAAAGTTGTTTCAAGGGACTTTTGTGCTTTTTCATCTTCAATAGCAGCCTTGACTGCACTGACACCTATTGCAAATGCTGCTGTGCCAACTGCTGCACCAAGTGCCAAAAATGCTTTGGCTGCGCCTGCAACAAATGAACCAACTTTGTTTGAGAAGTTTTGTGTGTCGTCTTGGGCTTTATTTAAACCAGTTTGGAATTGCGCTGTATCTGCAAGTAATTGCAGTTTCAGAGTTCTAATATCTGCCATGTTAATTCCTTTCGCGCCATTCTCGTCTTATTCTATCAACTTCATCAACCCATCTTTTGGTTATCTCAGGTTGCAATGCTTTGAGTGTTGGGAATATAAAGTAACCAGCGTTACCTCTGCCCTCTCGTGGTGATCTTGGTTGGAATTGTTTGTAACCAACATAATCAGTTGATTTGCCTTTTCTTTTGCGTGGCCTGTCCTGGTATGAACCAAACTCAACACCAAGTGCAATTGCACCCACTGGTGTTCCATTCTTTAATTTGATTGAACTTCCACCAACTGTAAAAAATGGTGTTTTTGATCCTGTTGAAACTTTGATTGATCTGGCAATTGCTTGACCTTGTGGTGTTGCTTGTAACGCTGAGCCAACTGCTGATGCTGCCTCAACTGCAATTTGATTTGCTGCACGATTCATATCATCCTGAGCAATCTGATCCATATTCTTAAAAGTTTTACGAATGGCGTTGATGTCAGCATCTTTGATCTTAATTTCAAATGCTCTAGTTGCCATGATATTTATTCACCACATCTGCAATTGTTGATACCGACTCTGCCGAAAGCGTTTTGAACTCTGACAATGGCTGGCGCGAAACGATTGCCAGTTCTATCAAAGTGCGTTCTATGCTTCCGGCTGTGTAAAATTTGTTGTTGCAAAATCCTTTGAATTGATGTGAACAACTTGTGATCGCCAATCTTCAAACTTGCCAACTGGCTTGTCACTGATTCTTCGTTGCATTTGATATGCGAGCCAGAATTGTTGTTCCAGGCTTGGAGGTAATTCTTTCTTAAATGATTCAAGGAAAGTTGTGCCAGTTTCTTTTTCAGCCTGAGCAATTTCCCATGGAATAGTCCATTCTTCGTAGGACTTTCCATCTGCAAGTTTCCATTCTATTTGTATCTTAAACATTAGGTGACCCCTGTTCGATAGTTACGCTATTGATACTGATCGGATTGGCATTGTAACTGAAACAGTTAATGCATCCGGTGCAGCGCCACCAAAATCAGGGCGCTTTGGTAATACAGTCAAGGTCATAACTTTGGTGTTAATTGTTAAAACCATTGCTTGTGTTGTTGTTGGGTTTGTGTCTGCATCTGTCCAAAGTACATCACAGAATCCACTTGCAACTCCCCAGTCTTGGAGAATTTCAAGAGTTACTGTTCCAACTTCTTTGTCAATTACATAATCAACTAATCCATTCAAAGTTTGAACTTGTCCGTTTGGATCATCTAATGTAACTGTTGCACTTGTGATTTGGTCGTCATAATTGACTGCCTTGTAGGTCAATGCAATTTGTCTGCCTGTTAATACTGATGTTGGCATTTTGTCTTTCCTTTCTTATGGATTGTTTATTGTAGTAATTGACACTTCAACCGAATACACATCACTGGTGTTCGCTTGTCGTATCCTTGGGCTGGAAACTGAGAGTATCTGCCAAGATGTGGGAATCAATGGGAGCACAGTTGCAACCATTGTTTCTAGTTGTACTAATGCACCAGGATTTGTGTTTGGTGCTGCAACTAATTCTAATATATATCTGACACGCCAGGCTTTATTGTTTCCAAGTGTTACTGGCTCTAGCCATGGATCAGATGACAAAATCATGATGCTTGGTGTTGTCACAAATTCTGCACCAAAATCAACAACTGAATAATTGCTGTTTGATGTGATGGCTGTTTTTAAGTTAGCGCGAAGTGTTGCAAGGGTTGTCATCCTATTAACGCCTCAACATCAATGTAAGCGCCTAGCATTCCAATAATTCTGTTTTGGATTGTACGGCCTAATATGTAAGGTTGTGGCACAAAATCCAGTCCACTCTGACTTGACCCGGCACTGGTGCGCGCTTTGAATACATCTAATGAAACTGTTAGCACTGCTGATTCAACTGGTGCAACATCTGCGTATTGTGACAGACCATTTACTGTAACTAAGCCATTTGGGATGATATTTCGCCAATCATGTTCAGTTGCACCTGCTGTTGTAATTTTGAAAGTAAATTCATCAACAATTTCAGATACTGTTTTTGATCCATTATGTCCAGTAACACCGGTGATTGTGACTACTTGTGTTGCGTAAAGTTTGTGGGGTTTTGTTGAATGCAAAACTGTTGAAGTTGCACTCTCTGTGTAATGTTTATCAATTGGTGCGTTCCATTGAACTAAAAGATTGCCAACAACTGATTCTGCTGTATCAATTATTTCATCAAGAATTGCATCTGAATACAAAGTTGAACTGACTCCATTTAATGCTGCGCGCAGTTCTGATGCTGTGATGATTGATGGCATGTCTTACCTTTCGTGTGGTGTTACCTGGCAGGACAGGGGTCTAACCTGCCAGGCAACTTCTAGGGTCGCTAGTTAAGCAACAGTCAAACTACGGAATGCAGTTGGATATTTTGCACATGTAGCAACATAACCATAGATTCCAATTTCGACTTCGCCTGTTGAAACAACATTTGTGCGAAGTTGGTATGCACTTGATTTGTACATGGTTGCAGCATCAGATGGATAAACAACTCCACTGATTCCTGTACCTGTGTCAATGTTTGGATCAACAACGAGTTGCAATCCTGCGATTGTTCCTGCTGTTGAGCCTTGTGTCATTAGACCTGCTGCGTTTTGTGGTGCTGCTGCTGCAAATAGTGGTCTTTGTGAACCATCTACTGCTGCAAGTAATGCACCAAAGTTACCTGGATCAGCAAGGAATCTGTTAGGAGTCTTGCGAACAATTGCATATGAATCAGAAATACCATCAGCAATTGCTGCGTACAAAGTTGCACCTGTTGATGAACCTGTTGCGCCACATGCTACTGAGAATGCGTATGCATCTGCTTTTTGAGCCCATGATGCTGCAAGTTCGCGCAGTAACACGTCTAAGAATGCAGGGTCTGATCTGTCTAGCAATTCAACAGACACTTTGTTTGCACCAGCGATTTTAACAACGCTGATTTCTTTTGAAGTGATTGTTGTGTCAGTTGAATCAAATTCAACTGCTTCTGCTGTTTGTGCAGTTGTTGCTTGTGTGCCAATTAGTGGACGATAGAATTTCATTCCACTTGCAGGCAATGTGCCTTGTTCGATTGAATCTGCGAATGGCATTGAGTTATCAATGATTCCGATTAGATCGCGTAGGTAGGTAGGAGGTACAACACCAATGTTTTCGGTTGTTGTTGCTGCATCAAGTGCTGCAACTAAGTCGCGTGCATCTTGATTTCCTTGCATTGCATTAAATTGTGCTTTTGCATATTCGCCAGCAGTAACATTTAAGTTCACGCGTGGTTTTGCATAAGCAACTGGTGCTGATACTGCTTTAGAGGCTTCAACTGCAACTTCTGGCGCAGTTTCGACCACTGGAGTTACTTCTTCAGGATTTCCCATTGAAGTGACCTCACTTTCGGTTTGGTTTGTTTGTTCATCACTTGCGCTATTTGCAGTGACTTCTGTTTCGTCTGCTTTTTGAGCAGCGACATCTGTAATTTGTGCATCAGCAAATGCTGGAGTATCTACAACAGATACTTCAAGAATTTTTGCTGCTGTTACATAAACTTGATTCTCTTTGTTTTCATATTGATCAATAGATGCACCAATTGACAATCCGGATTTTAATCCATCTTGTGCCAAAGCCAATATGTCATCTCCGGCTGTTGTGCGTGCCACTTTGAATTTTGCCACAATACCCATTGGAGTTACTTCATGGCTAATCATTCGACCTCGAACTTTATTCATGTCATGATCTTCAAACAATTTAATGTCATTACCTAATTGCAATGATCCTTGTTCAAATACAACTTCACCCATGTTTGTGAATCCAGGTCTGCCAAAAGGAACTATGATTCCTGTGATTTCTCTTTTGGATGTATTTGCTGTTAATATGTCGCTGTTAAATTTAATTTCCATTATCTCACCAAATCTTCTTCTTCTCGGGCTTCTTCAACTGTTAATACACCTAGTGGGATTAACTTAGAATAAACATCTGCTCTTTCCAATGGATTACCTCGCAAGAAGTCATCCAAGTCATATTCAACATATTGTGTTGAAACTGTTATGTCATCCATTGACAATCTTTGTTCAATTGCTGTTAGCAATGGGCGTAATGAAAAATCAAGTAATGCTCTGCGTTCAGCAGTAACATTTGAATAAGTCATTGTGTTAGTTGATGCATCAAGATAATATGCTGGAATGTTCATCAACCTGGCAATTTCTTTTGCTAAGTATTCGCGTGCTTCTGTGAGTTGTAAATCAGCAGCATTGAACCCGACTGATTCCATGTCCACATTATCTGATAAGAAGGCAGTGCCTTTAGTTTGTCTTGCTTGTTTCCAGGCATTTAAAATTGCTGTTGCTTTATTTGAATCCATTGGAACATTTGCTTTTAATACAACACTTGGTGTTGGTGAATCTGCATAATTGAATACTGCTCTTTCAAGTGCAGCAGCAGTTCTTAATGTTCTACCACCACGATTCAAAACACCATCTGGATCAATGCCAGTAAATTGAATTAATGATCCAACACCATTGTCGGGAACTCTTTGTGCTTCAAGTTGGTAGCCAATAACAATTTCGCCTGTTGAATCAAGTACTTGTGAGACTCTTGGTGCATCAATCCATCTTATTTGTGATGGTCTGCCAGTTGCAGGATCAATTTCTTTAATTTGCCAATATGCAACACCATGAAACAAAAGATTTTCAGCAGTCATGCCGTAGACAACAGCAGTTGGCATATTCTTATCCGGATTTGAAATAATTGTTGGAGTTGGTTCAACTCTTGATTTGTCAAATTTTCTTTTAACATGTAATTCTAAACTTGCAGCAGTTCCAACAATAATGTTTCTACCTCTTGCACATGCTGGAACACTTAATGCTTCGCGCCTTGTAACAAATGTTGATGATACTCCATCAAAGCCTGGTGCCCATACTGAAAGTGGTTTGTCAGGGAATGTATATGGTGCAATTGCTGCCTTTAATTGAGGCTGAAAGTATTTTGTAAAAATTCCCATAGTCTCGCAATTATCTCATAGAAGTTACTTATATCATACACTGTCCGACTGTTGGGCGTGTTAATTTATGATACTAATATATCAAATTGTCCTGAGTCTTGTCTTTCAGTTGCTTTATGTATTGAAAGCATCATTGCAATTGCTGCTGTGGCATTCTTTCGTCTTGACACATACCATGATCCGGCTTCAGTTGTTTTTTTAATGCACGCATTGACTGATGCTGTTAGTTCCGGTTGTCCACCATGAGTGATTCTGTTTCCTGCCATTGCACCTAGGGTTTCATCACAGGCCTGGTAGTACTTTGCACCTGTAATGATTTCAGCGTTAATTGATCCCATGCGTAGTTTGGCTGCAACACTGTCGCCACTAAATTTGTTTAGGATGATTGCTTCGGCATTGTATTTTTTTGCCCATTCTGCAACATGGCTTGCAATTTTAAGATCATCAATGGCATTTTCTTGATTTTGTAAATCCATAAGGCCAACTGCAATTGATTTATCTTCCATCATTTGTGATCCGACTATTGCAAAGCCTGTTCTGTCTGGTGATATTTCAACACCAATCCAAGTTGGTTTTCCTGGTGCTAATTTGAGACCATTTTGTTGGCAGGCGTTCCAATCTCCGGCACTCCAAGGCGATTGAATTGTGTCTACCCATTGGCAAAGCATTTCAGTGGCAATGATGTTTGGATTGTCATTCATTCTTGATTGCAAAGTATCTTCTGTAATGGTGTGACCCAGTGCAGGATTGGCTTGAATCCATCCTTTGCGATCTGAAAGTTTTAAGCCTGCTTCTGCTGACCATTCCCAGTAAGCAATGTCATCATCTGTGTCATTTTCAATTTTGTGTAAAGCCCTGGCACGCAATTGGTTAAGCAAAATTGAAGTTATATCACCAGCATTAGAAGTGATCCACATAGACGGATGTTTGGCAGCCTGCATTGTGTAGGCAAGGGCAGCAAATCCATCTGTTGATTTGTGCATGCGTGCTTCATCAAGATAAACAGTGTTTGCACTAAGACCACGCGCTGCACCAGGTGTAGGCGCAATGATTTTGTATCGGCAACCATTTTTAAGTTCAATTTCTTCACGACCATTAGCCCTGGTGATTGATTTAACCTTTGAAGATAGCCAAGAATGGCCATCAATCATTTCAACAACTGATCTAAAAGTCTCCAAGGCCACATCACGATTTTGTGCAGTAGCAATCTGCAACTTCTCATCCCACAAATACAATCCTGCAAGTATTCTAAATTTTGTGAGCGTAGTTTTTCCGTTTTGTCTTGCAATAATGAGAAGATTTGTTTTACTAACAAAATCACCATTGTCTTTGACTTTACAACCATCAAGAATCACATATTCTTGCCAAGGCAATAACGGCATGCCCATTTGTTTGGCAAGTTCAATAACTTCATTGCCTTTAGTTTGGTTTGTTGTTTGTGTGGTCGATATTCTCGGAGTTGGTGATCCGATTAGATTTGATTGCATCTAAAGGTGAACCTCCCTCAACAACTTGTGGTGTTTCATTACGGCCAAACAATGTAAGCCCATATTTGTCCATCAACTTTGTAAGTTCAGCACCCCATTTAACAATCATTGGATCATGTTGATCTGAATTATCCATAAGGCCGGCATAAGTCATCATCATTGCCACGCCACCCAAATCTGCTTCTGTAATCCAACCAGACTCTTGTGCAAAATCAATTGATCTTGAAAGAGCAGGTAAAATTCTTTGATTATCTGTTTTCATCCGGTTTGTTTCTCCTCAAATAATGGTGCTTCAAAGACCCCAAAATCCCCCGGGGATAAAGACACAGATCGGAAGA